TTACAACCATCTGTTGCGCCCCAACTACTTAACTGTTCACAAGTTGGCATGTTGTTAATGTCATCTAGAAAATCTAATTGACCCCAAGTAGTTATACTTAGGTTTTCGTTAGTAGTTTTTTCAGTTATATTACAACCTAAATAAAACGTATTTATTTGTTCTGTAATACAATCATTTACCCAGTCCCAAGTTTGTCTAGAAGCTGTAAATTTATTACTTAATGTGTTTCCATCATATAATTCAACAGATGTCTCAAGTGTGCCTTTTTTGTATTGAAATTTTTGTTGGTCAAATATAGTGTTACCTAATATTATAGAGCTACCCCATATTGTTGTTGAAGGAACTACTTGTTCAACTAAATCAACCCAGTATGTACCTATAACATCTGAAAAACTACCCATAGTTTGATAGGTAAATTTAGATGATATATTATCACAATTAGTATTATTTAAATATCTTTCATATAAACCTCTAAGTGTTGGGTAAGCTGAAAGTGTTTTTCTATTTTTAACATCGATTAATTCAGATGTTAAATTCTCTTCAAACTCATTAACGGTATCAACATTGATTAAATCTTCTGTTAATAGGTTTGAATAGCTTATAATTCCATTATCGCCACATCCAGAAAAACAAAGAGTACCATATGTGGTACCAGTTAATAAACATGGGTTATCCAATACGTATTTCCAAACATCAAATTGAATAGCGTTTGATATGTCTACGTCTAAATCAATTTCTTTTGTGTTAATAACTAATCTTTCATCGTTAACATCATATTTGGTTTGTCTAATTGAATTATCCCCTTTATTATCTGAAACATTGAAACGTCTATTTACGTTGGATGTGTTATTTATCCAAGATTTTTTGTTATCAACATATTTTTCTAAAACAAAACCTGGTGATGAACTCAATGTTATAATATTTTCTATAGTATTAGTACAATTGGAATTAATTTTAATATTATCCATAAGAACACAAACATTACTACATGAATTATTAACTTTCAACGTAATTGTTATTTTCTTATTCTTAATTCTATCTAGAATATCGATATCTGTAATTTCAATACTTTTATTTAACCAAGTTGATGCGAAAATATTTTTAGATAAAGAACTTTTAAATGAATTTAATTGTGAATTATCTAAATTAGATGCATCAAATAGATTTTTTAATAATATATCCTTAGCTGTTCTACATGTTAAAACGTTACACCAATATCCTTCTGGAAAATCACCATCCCAACAGTTCATTATGATTGGTGCTGCTGGTCCGTAAAGTTCATCATCGTTATATTTTAATACTACACCATCGTTTATTGTGTAGTAATTATTAATTTCCTCTTGATTAGGTTTTCCATTAACATAAAAACCACTATCTGTAGGGCGTTGTATTAGATAGTCATATAAATTACCTAAACCAATTGCTTCATGTAATGGTTGTTCTAGTACGGTTGTGTGTGTACCGTTATTTTCTATAATATCAATAGTAAAAGATACGTCTAAAGTTTCTAATACTTGAGCTGGAGAACTACAAATTGATTTTAATTCAGTTTCGGTTGATTCAGTTGTAACTATAGATTGTAATTCATCTTCTAGTTCCATAACTCTTAATGTACAAACTTTTTTATCTTCAGTTAATTTATTTATATTATCATTTAAACTAGACTTAAAACCAAATGGAGTATTACAAGCATATACTAATGCTGATTCACCTTTTCTTAATCTTATATCATTTAAATTGGATAATGCTTTTACATCATTGCAATTGTAAGATAATGCATCACCATTAATAAATCTATCGAATCTAGTATTACCTAGTATTGTTTTCCACTCATTTAAACCATCTGGTTCGTTTATACAAAAACTAACTTGTTTAGTAGGGCTTACTGGGCTATAAAAAGAGTTTGAGTTTATAGAATATGAAAAAGGTGCTGTTAATGTATTAAACGCTGTACGACCCCAAGCTTTATTCTCGTTAAAATCATCTAATCTAAATCTTTGTCTTTGGGGTCGTTCGTACCAATTCTCTTCAAAATCATCAATTGTTCTAGATATTGGAAAATTATCACAATTAATAGAATGTCGAGAGGTATTGTATTCTTTAGTCGTTGATTGTATTTTATTTGTGATAGTTTCACACTCTATTTTAGTTTTTACTATTCTCTCTTTTAAATCATTAATTAATTTTACGTTTACATTACTTGTAGTGATAGCATTTGTTGTTTCAAGTGTATCAGTTAAATCTTTACAATCATATTTGAATAAAAAATCGAATTCTATATTTAATGTACAGTCATCATCTTTACCTACTTTAAATACCGTACCATCGTTACCACTTGGGTTAATAGCTATTTTAAACGGGTCAAAATTGCCATCTTCTATGGATGGTTTTTTCCATCTACATGCTTGCGTATTATTATCCCAATAAATAGTACTAGTCTCTAAGTTTGGAAAGAATGGTAAATTATTTTCACTAAACCTAGAACTCATTAGTAATGGTACTGTATTTTCACAACAGAAACTACCGAAACCTTCATTTTCACTTTTAGAAATTTTGCCTCTTAAAGAGGCAAAAACTTTAATTTCACCGTTAGGTGCTAAAACAATTATTCTTTGTTTTGGTAAATAACCTTCGTATGTTTTGTTTTTTAGATAATAATCGTTACGAAACGTTAAGGCATCTTTTTCCATTTGTTTTAGATAGGAATCACCCCTTTCTGTACAATTAACATTACTATAGTCTTCTAACTCGAAAAAATAACACATACTTTTTATCTATAATTATCTATTTTTTTATTTTATTCATATAAACTTTTAGTGTATGTTTTAGCTATAACGTTTTCAGTTACACAACAGCCAATTCCACCATTAGTTTTTAGATTAAAAAATTTATTTAGGTAGCTTTCATCTCCTAATGCCATATCTTCTTGACCTAGCATAGTTAATTTACATCCAACTCCAACTTTATTTGTATATGGGTCAACTATTCTAGATGGTGTGGTGTATTTAACTGGACAGTTAGAACCATCAGTTGTGGTTACAGCTTTACCACCTTTACCCCTAAACATATTAAAGTCTAAATATAGGTTACCACTATTTATTGGTATCTCCAGTGGTTGATTAATCTCACCAAAATCATATTTACCCGTTTCTTTATTTTCAATAAGTGGTTTTAATAACCATTTACAAGCAGAGTTACAACCACATTTATTTGTTGTGCAACAAACATAACCACTACTAATTAACCGAGTATTATTACTAATATGACCTAACGTGTCAGAGTCTAAGTAACTAGACGTCCCCCCTAAAGATTTACAACACTCTTTACCTATAAATGATGTACTTGTAAAACCTTCGTCTTGAACAAAATTATCATTTAAATCAGTTTTGTAAAGTCTAAAGACATAAAAACCACTAGTATTATCAATTGTTGGTTGTTGACTAAAACCTTCGCAAGGCATTTTAATCTTTGTTTTTGTTTTAACACAAATACTTAAGGCATCATCTTTACCTTCAGTATCACAACCACAAGATGTTAAAACTTCTTGAGGCATAGGGTTGGTTATTATGCTTGAATTATAAACAACATAATCACCCACATTTGAACCATCTAATGCTTTAACGTCTATATATAGTTTACCATTATAATTTGTTATATTACCTAGATTATAATTTATAAATAAATTATTTGTTAATACATTAACTGTTGTTGAACTTATAGTTACTGGTTTAAAGTCAGTAATAATTGTTCTAAATTGATTAATGTATTTTGTCCCACCATCATAAGAACCGATATGTGGATTATTACCAGTTGTGATATCTACTGTAGAACCAGTACCAGCTGTTTCTCTAAACCATAGACCGTAGTTTTGGAAATACATATCATTTGTATCTGGTAATGGTTTAGGATAACCATCTTCATCTATAGGATATCTACTTAAATCTGTATCTAAATCATTTAATAATAATGCATTTACGAATAAATCCATATCTAATGGACCATTAGCTTTATATATGTGTTCGTTAAACGTGATTAAGCCTTGTGGTACACCTATGAAATTAAGTAAAAACTCGATAGATTTTCTAGCACCTTTTGATTTCCAAATCCAAGGTGAGTTTAATATTAGTCTTCTCCAAAGTTCAATATCTGCTTCAGCTGCTGTTAAACCAACTGATTCACCAAGGAAACTTGAGTTAGATGTTGTGACGTAATTGGATATTAAATCATTTCCTTCTAATGTTGAAATTAAATCCCAACCAAATACTTTGGATAAATCTTTTAAAAAATTATCTGGTACATTGTCTTTTTTGTCGTATGTTACAACGTGTGCAAATGATATACTTTCAATGAATTTATTAATATCATCAAATGCTCTACCATATATATTTAAAGTTTTAATAACTTTTTGACCAGTTGTTGTATCTTGATGGCGAGGGTCTAATTTTACTGGAGTAGAATCAAAATCTGAAATAGATTCAGATACTAAAAATCGTTTCATTAATCCAGTTTCCGTTAAATCATAATTTGTTGCTATGTTTAACATTTCTGTTGCAAATGTATTGTATTCTGGTGTGTTAAAGTCAATATTATAACCATCACTTACTGGCCAAGTAACTGATTTTGATGTATACATTAATATACCGTTATCGGTTCTTATTGAATAATTAAATGTAGAATTATATAAAGGGATAGATTTACGATTTAATAAATAATTCTCAAAATCTGGTAATGCATTAAAAAATGTTTCACCAATTATTTTAAGTGGTTTAATATGGTAAAATATACTTTCATTTGTTGTTAAACCACTAAATGGGTTACCTTTTGCTTTGATATATATATAATCCGCTTTTTCGTAAGTTGAACCAGTAAACCCTAATATATCATATTCTTTATTGTCTTTAAATACACTATACGATAAATAATTTATCGTTAAATTTCTCAAATCGTTGGATTCATTAAATGTATCAATGATTGTACCATTTGTCAGATAATTAACTTGGAAGTTATTCTTAATAAATGTTGTGTTAATTTTAAAAGTAGAAGTATCTTCAATTGAATCATATTCATAGTTTTCATATGTATAACCGTTTAATTGTTGGCTATTATAAAAAGTAACTGGGTCTAAGTATAACGATGCTGGCCATTTTGTTATTATATTCTCTAAAGATACACGGATAAAATCAACCATTGAACCAAATAATGCATAATATTTTAAATTAGATTTATCTAAATTTAAAATAACATTAGTATTATTTTTTAATGACGCTACAATTGTCTCAGTTGTTAATTTAAGCGTATCTAACGTTACAAATTCTGAAAACTTACTGGTAATATAGTTTTTGTCAGATTTAGGGTCTAGATTAGTTGTAATAGCAAAATTACCCATTGTAAACAATGATGTACCTCCTTCATTACCTAATTGTGCACCTATTAAATCTGGACTAAAATTTCTATATGATACATCACCATTATAAGTTGTTTCTTTTGAATATCCAACTACTTTTATCTTATTTGCCATTTAGTTAGTTATTATGTTATAATATTATTAAATGATTTTGCGAAATCTATAGCTGTTTTTTGTTCTCTAACTTCAAATAATGGTTTACCATTAATTTCATCTTTAATTTCAAAAAGATTAAATTGTTTGTAAATTTGATTTTTAAAATTGTATATTGTATATATTCCATCTTCCAAACTTTTTGTTTGATTTCCGTATAATGAAAATGCTAATGTTTCTATGTCGTGTTCAACCATTTCTACCTCAATCATAATAGGGTTAAAGAATGTATTGGTAATTATGACCTCTTGATTGGGATTACCTATAAAGGGTAAAGTATTTGGTTTAATATTAGAAGATGATGATGGTGAAACAGTGCAATAAGTTAAAGTAGAGTTATCATTAAATCTGTATCTAATAGCTTTTTGATTAGAATTTGTTAGATTTTGATTTACTGGTTCACATCTATTGTTTGATGTTATAATTCTAAAGAAATTATTCATTTTAACATCATTGTTAGTACTACCAACATTAATGTATTCGATTCTATAACCAATTAATCCATTGTTTTCAAATTTACTAGCTAAACTAGTTGGTACGCTTGAAATATCAAAAATAAGACCAGTTGCGTCTGGGTATGCTGATAATACTCCAACATCAACTATTTTAGTTCTTATTTCTACTGGTTTAATCATTATTGTGTAATATCCTTTAATACCAAAATCAGCTACTGGTAGTTTTAGGGTGTACATACCACCAAAAACCTCAAAACCAGTTACATTAGATTGACTTTTATTTGGATTATCAACCTTTAATAGAACTTCATTTGAATTTAATTTAATCAATGTATCATTACCTATTTTATCCCTAGATGGTGTGAAATGGTAAAATATCTCAACATCTTCTGGTGAAATATCTGCTGCTCTTACTGTGCCGTATGTTCCCGTTGCCATATTTTTTATCTTTATTTTATTAAGATACTTAAAAATCTTAGTAAGTAACTATTTAATTATTATTTATTTAATTTGTAAAAACCATTCCCATATTTATCTAACTCACCAATACTGCTGATTTCGGATAATTTTAGATGCATATCATTTACACTTGTTATTCCTCTTTCTATAAATATATCATTTGTTATTTCTGGTGGAGAAACTATGCCAAATAAATATTCTTCTTTATGTAAAGCACTCAAAGATGTGTTCGTTTCGTTTTTGCCCTCACCAATATATTGATAAGTTGTTAATGGAATTGTAGTTATAACATTATCAACAAGTATTGTTCTAGTGTTACCACTATAATCGTAAAATAATAAACCGCTTTTTTGATTAGTGGAACCTAAAAATATGTCATTATTCCCATCAAATACATATTTTTTAGGTTCTTGGGCTGAAATAATCCTATCAACACCGTTTATCGTGTTATTGTCGTAATTATTGTATATTTCTTTTGACATGTCGAAACCAACTTTAAATGGTGATTGTCTATTATAACTTCTAACATCTTCTATTCTGCTATCAGTGGCACCAGTTATAACTGAATTTCCAAAATTATAGTAATTTGATGCATTATTGATTGGTAACCTAAGTATATATCTAGAGTTTACTGGAATTGACGAGTTTGTAAAAACTGGACTTACATTTCCCCTCATGAAAGGGAATGTGTGACCTAAACCATTTAATTTATCTTTTAAAATAGTATAATCTGGTACGGTATTGTTTTTATCCTTAGTTATGTACTCCATATCATAAAACATACCCATATCATCCATGTTTTGAGTTAAGATAATTTTAATGAAGAAAGTAGATGCGGTTAGTTTACCCCATTCTTTACTTTCATGGTTTCTATCTACACTATTTTCTAATAATATTTTTCTTTTTAATACTTCCATTATAATGCATTTATTTCGTAAAGTTTAATAGTTACAATATCTGATGAATAAGTTATGTTATTTAAATTAGAAGAACTATCACCATTATATGTATCATCAATTTCATAATGATATCCAGTAGATGTTCTACTTAGTTTATATCTAGTATATAGTTTATGTATTAACTTGTCTATCGATAAGGCTGAATTTTGAACCATAAGATTAACACTTTTGCCAGTTTTTGCGTTTTTAAATGAAGCTCTCATATATAAATACATTGAATCACCTATTTTTAATTGTGATTTGTAACCATAAATATTAAAGCCTTCGTTATAGCTTTTTGGTCTAATTAATGGATTTTCCAAAACAAAATTAGTTGATATCTCATTTGCTGGTTTGGTTTGACCTACACTACCAATTGGTAATATGTCAGAACTATTAAGTTCTGAAAATAATGTAGTGAAACTAATTAAAGTTTGTGTTAATGGATTATCAGTATCATAAAACCTTAAATCTAATAATGTATTTTTAAAAGAGTTTTTTCTTTTATTTATATCTTCATTAGTAAATCCAATATCACCATATGTGTTGACATATGATTTATTTGAGTCAAATAAGAATACATCATATATTAATGTTAACATATTGTCATTATTACTATTAACTGGTGAAAACCTAACTTTCTCATAATCTAATATAGTGTTAATTGAATTCTCAACACCAAAATCTACAAACTCCTTTTCTATTAATTCACTATTATCAACATTATCATATGTCATAGTTATAGGGATATTAACAGTTGTTTCTGTTGTACCAGAAAGTAATTTACTTATATTTATTTTAATTTTATTAACAAACATCTTCTTCATTATTAGTAGTAAATTTATCTGTCAGTCTATCTCCAACTGGGTCTTCTGGAAAATTACCATAGTATAAGCCCCATATAGCAAATGGGTCTTGTCTTTTTAACTTAAAGCAGAAATTATCATATAAATAGTGACAACCGTTTAAGAATGGATAATCCAACACCTTAAATTCGCTTTCATTAAATCCTATGTCAATTAAATCTCTCCAAATAATTCTACCATCACCTAGGTTTACAGCGTAATCTGGTGTACCCACAGTAAAATTATCACCTTCTTCTATATAGTTAGATAAATCTCTTATTTTTATTTTATAATGAGCTTTATACTCATAACCTTCATGTCTTGGACCTAAATATATATTTTTTAAATTTGGTGCTAGTGATTGGTTATCTATATAATTTAAACTAGCTGAAGATTCTCTATTTAAAGTGTTAAATCTATGATGCACATCAGATAATACAGTTTCTAATAATATAATTTGATTATATTCAACTAAATCACCATAGAATTCGGCATCTGATACCCTTACGGATGTGTTTAATGGTTTAAAAGTATTAAATGGTAATGTTCCACCATTGTGTATTTTATTGATTACTGGGATGTCCTTGATATGTGAAGGTGGGTTATTATTATATGATTTTAAAAATGGTGATTCAATACCAGATGATGTTCTAGAAAACAAACCATTACTATTAGTCTTGATAATTGATAAATAAATTTCACTTAATGGTCTACCTAAATTATCTACAATATCTGAAACATCTATATCTTCATTAAATACAAATTGAACTATTTCATCATTAAAGATATTTTGGCTAAAAGCAAGATTATATGTCTCATAATCATCTGGTTCTAATTCTAAAGTATTTCTCGTTTTAATTTTTTTAAACTTTCTAAAATAATATTCAGATTCTACACCATTTATTACTTTTTTAATTCTAGAATTAACACCAATAGAACCATTTGGTGATAAATTTAAAACAAAGAAATTTTCTTTTAAATCACCATTATCCAAACCAACCCTAACTATAACGTGTTCACCATTAAACCCATTTGTTCCAGTAATCCTAACTGTATCACCAGTTTTTAAATTGTGTTTACAGTACATTCCTATACCTACCATTTCTCTAGTTGAAACGATAACTTTTTGAATTTCTACAATTAATAAACCACCATTAACAACGGAATGTGTCTTATCTGTTGAAAAGGGATAAGTTATAGTTAATTCCCAATTTTTAACTGATTTAATATTATTTGTGTTATTATATGGTGTAAAATCTGGTATAAATTTAAACCTTTCTCTTTTTGGTTCCATATCAATGAAACTACATAGACTATTTGATTTGGTAGTGTCTTGATTTGTGTAACCGAACCAACCATTTTGTTCTTTAAGTTCACTATCAATAGCTGTAGAAAAAGTGTAATCTGTGTCATCTACATTGTTATTGTCTTTAGGGTAAGATTGGTCTAAAAAGTAATAAGAATTGAATCCAGCCCATGTATATTTATTATTCATTACCGAATCATTAAGATTAAATAAAGGATTCGATATTGTAGGATTAATTGTACCTATTAACCTATAAAATTTACTACGCTGTCTTTCGGTATTAAATCTTTCTGAAACATCAACTATTTTATAAATATCATTGGTTGGAATTAACCTATTTGTATTTTCTAAATTAATTTTTAAATAGGTATCATTATTTGCCGATTTTTTTGAAGTCTCTAAATTTAATCTTTGTTGTGTTCTTTCACTACTCATTTCTATTACATTTCTGTTGTGTAAGTACAACCAACATTATCTGTGATTGTCATTTTTATTTTGACTAAGTTTATGTCAGTTGATACGGGTACATTATTTGCAGTACCAGTTATTAATTCTCGATTAAATGATATAGTAGCTGTTTGAGGTGTACCATTATTTACAGTGTAAGATAGATGGTATGGTGACCTCTTAGCATATCCAGCCGCTAGATGGCTAATATTGAATTTAAACATTACATTGGTACCATTAATAACTTTAGAATCTGAAATATTGTTTATATTTGTTGATAAAAGTACTGGTGGTAATTCTATGTCTGATAATCTTATTACTATTGGGTCACTACTACAAGTACCATCCGTATTATTAATCCTTATACTTATAGAAGTGTCAAATGAATCTTTAGGTATCGTTATATATAATGGTGTTGAGGAATTAACATAATCTAATGCAAGTAAAGAAGAATAGTCAGTTTCATTATCAAATAAGTGACTAACATATACTTTACCATTTATAGCGCCAGTTGGTACCATAAAAGGTATTGAATGACTTGCAGCGCTACATTGTTTATTCATCAACGATGAACTTGCGTTTGTAATAATTAATTGTGGGTTAATTGTCGTGATTATACTAATAATTGACGTCGTTTCCCCTAAAGAATCAACAACCGTTGTTGTATATGAGCCAGATGATAAGTCATTAAATTTAGTGAAATTACCTAACACTGTGTTTACTAAGGATTCTGGTGGTGATTGAGTCGTAACAGTATATGGTTTCTTACCACCAGTTATTGTTATAGCTATTGAACCATTTATATTATTGTGACAAACATTATTTGTTGTAACTGATGTTGCAACTATTGAGAGTGGTGCATCTAATATTAAATCGTTTATTGTTATTGTTTCACCATTGCTATCTTTAATAACTATTTTATAACCATAGTACGGTGTTGTTGAGCCATCCGAATTAATATCCTTAGATAACCCACCTATAACCAAAGGTGTTATATTTATTGGTGTTGGTGTTGTGTTTATTGCTGTGCCATCACTTTTAAATAATTGGTACGTCCATGTTCCAGAACCACCACCAATAGAATTAATAGTGATTTCACCATCATTAGCGTTTTCTGATGAGGAATTTTTACTAACTGATGCTATAGCGTATAGTTTTGGTACTCCGTTAACGATTATTTCTTGTGATATTTCACGTCCACTACTGTCAATACATGTTATTGTATATGTGCCAACCTCTAAGCCACTTAAATTAACTATTAATGAACCATTTGTCGTAGTATTACTATTATTAACATAATTACTTGGACCACTAACAATGTATGTGAAAGGTCCTACACCAGAAGCAATTTGAAATTTTATTGAACCAGTAGATAAAACTTGAGTTGCAGCAATTGATGATGCAATTATATTAAATTCTGGTGATATTAATGGTTTACAAATTGTGAAAAACTTTTTATTCATTTTATCAATGGCTGAAGAGCCTGGTTTTATACCAAAATAAAAGAAATAAGAATGTTTTGGTTGTGTAAATACGTTTTGACCACCAAAACCTCTAAAATTAGCGTAATCAGCACCATTATCTTTTAAACTACTAAAATCATATGTTCCTTTACCTATAGTATTGAAGTTTGTTGAGAAACCATTCGATGGTAATGTAAATGTTGGTGTATTTGGCTTTTGATTTAAACCAAAAAATACATCTCTAAATAATTTACCACCACCATCATCAATATTTGTAATATCTAGAAAACCTTTAATAGGTAAAGTGGTAGTACCAACGTCTAATTGTTCATCTAAACCTACACCGAATTCACACTGATGTCTAATGTTTAATATTTGTCTATAATTAGAACGTACACCTAAGCAGTTTATATCAAATATAACACCAAGTTCAGAATTAACACCGATATCTACCATACCAGCAACTATTTTTTTACTAATATTATCATCTTCTAATTCAGCCATTATTGGTGGAAGATTATAAGTCGTTGCTATCAATTTTTCTTGTAATTTAGGAATACCTTGCCAGTCACAATTTAATACTGAACCTAAACTAATTATTTCAGTTGCAAATAATTTATAATTTGCAACATGTGTCGATGCGGCATAGTAGAACTCTTCACTTATTTTTTTACCCTTAAAGAAGGTTTCAACTTTTTTAATTAAACCCTCTTTAATAGGACCGCTATCATATGTTAATTTTTGAGAATTTCTATCACCATCATATCCAGTATCTAGTAAAAAATTATTCTTATTACATGAATTATCACCACCCTTCTTACCATCACCATCTACACCAGTATATGTGGGGTCTCCCTTGAAGTCAGTACAATCATATTCACAGAATTTTTCTTTACCTCTTTTTCTTTTCTTATACTTAAGTAAGTAGCTATATAAGGAACCATTAATCCAGTCGTTATAAAAATCTAAACTATATATGTTAAGTGAGTCGGCTAATGATGCTGCTATACAGTCAGATAGACCGCTATTTACTGCAGTATGTCCATCTTCATCACCTGGGTAATGAATACAATCAGTACATCCAATGTTCTCATATGCTGTTTCTAAACCTTTAGTACCTTTTGCACAACCTGGTGCAAAATGTTGATTGCTATCACTTGGACATTCGATATAAATACAAGGTATGTATTTTAATATATCTTTAAAGTCGTCACAGGCTTTATTTGGGTCACTTTGTCTAGGTATAGAGAAATCTGGACACTGCTTTAAATTTGTGAATTTTTCGACTACCCCACCAATACGGTAAATAAGTTTAGAGATAACCTCAAGAACTTTGTTTAATATTCGCATAACAACGTTAAGTAGTGGGATTAAAAGAAGATTTAACATTGTTACTATAAGACCAATAATTCTCATTAATAAGCATATAATAAAAAACATAGGATTAGAATCGGTAGATATTTTGTTGTATGGAAATGGTGTTTTATCGCCAACACAATCATCAACATTTTTAATGCCAGTAAATGCTCTTCTATTTTTATTATTACCTTGATATCTTGGGATAAAACTTGATACCGAATAAATCTTGTTCCAATATAAAGACCTTAAACTCACTTTTTTAGTTTTAGGTCCAAATTCATAATCAATTTCACTACTATTATTAGGGTTGTGAGGAACTAAAAACTTAGCTCTAGTCCTTAATCTACCTTCACCACCAGTTTCGAACATTCCAACTTTAAATCTAACATTTGCTTTGGTTGGAATACCCATGTTTGGATTATCTGAAGGAATTAAATCACCAAACTCATTTGTAACTACATAATCTAAATTCATTGGTATTTGATATGACCAATTTCCATTATCATCAATCACGTTACCATCTTCAATATCAAAATCTTCAATATTACCATCAATAGTCTCTCTAATCATATTAATGGTGCCCTGAGAAGAAACTTGCTCACATAGCTCACCCATTTTCTTTCTAGGTCTACATTGTTTATTGACACTATTCTTTTCAGAATCACCAAAAATACTACCAATAAAAATAGCTGAAGGTGTTATATTATAATTTAAGTTTACGTCTAATCTATTAATACCAATCTCACATGTTTCAGAATCACCCCAAAAAGGTTGCACATTCACTCCTATATTTGCCGATTTTACTTGAACAAGAGAATCTAAATTAGTGCCACCCTTAAATTTTGTAGGAGATTCAAATATTTTTTCTGGTGTACCTTGTGAAATCATATCGTAAGGTCTTTGTGATGCTATACCTATGTCAGATATGTCAACATCTACATGTACAATATAATTGCCTAGTGGTACACCGAATAACATAAAATCTCCAGCATAATTTGTTGTTGTTGTAAATTTATAATACTTACAATAAATTTCATCAATTTCTGGATTATCTAATATTTCCCTTTTAGTCGGAAACGTACCTATTGGTGTAAAGCATTCGTTGTCAGTCTCGTTTGTTTTTGATAATAGATTATACCTAACACCTTCATCATTTGAATCAGAAATAATTTCATAAGGATAAAGACCTTTTATATTAGAATCTTCTTTATCAATATCTTCTATTGGTATAAAGATACTGACCTTAGAATTTGGAACGCCAAATCCAGAGTTAATATTAACTCTACCTACCACAACACCATAATCTGAACAAAAGTTTCTATAAGCTTCTTCTTGAGTTATCTTCATAGATAGTGTCTCAATAAAGTCAAATTCTTGCTCTACTTTAATTTTAAGGTATTTATCAGCACCATCTGGTGTTGTTCTTATTCTAATTGTTTCTGACATATATTATTTAATCTTTTTCTATTCTTATAGTGTCAACCTCCATCATTAATATTTCATCATCATCATCGTCATCATCATCGTCATCATCGTCATCATCATTGTCCTTATCATCAATTTTTAAATACTTCTTAATTACTTCCTTTAAGTCAAAGTTTTGATTTAATACTAACATTTTAAAAATAAACCAAATAATAATAAGTACAATGACTGGTACTGTAATTAATGACAATAAAAATCCAGACACCCTAACTGTATATTCAATTATTTTAGATATTGAGAATTTATAAGATTTAACATTTTCATCGTTTCCTAAAACACTTTCTTTTTTACAATTACAACCCATATTTTTTTTATTTAATTATAGTCATTATTTATAACTAAATAAAGGTTATTTAACTCTAACTAGAATATCTTTATTTGGTAACTTAATTTCAAACATAGATGTGGCTTCACCAAATAATGTATTATCATCACTTAGGTCTATCATTCTAGTTTCAGTATCGAAGTATACTTGTGAAATCTCATTCATACTGTAAAGGCCGTTACCAACTTTGTTATAAACTCTTAAGTCAATCAAGTTAAGTACACCACCTACGTTATTTATAATTTCAATCAAAGGGGAAATATAAATATTATCACCCATATCAAATTTATTTATATCAAAGAATTTTGTAACTTCTTGAATAACTTGTGCTTGGATTTGAGATTGCGCAACTTTCTTGTCTACCATCAAATCTATTTCTAAAGATAAATTTATAATTTTTCCATCAGAAATTTGAACATAATCATTTAACATTCTATAATCAGCTAAATAATTACTTATATTTTGTTTAAGTGTACTTGTTAATTGATTGCTTAATTTACCATTAGGGTCTAGACTTAAGATAAACACCTTAACTTTATTTTGTTCTTCAAATACACCATTTCTAAATGGAGAACCAAATTTACCTGGCATTTGAGCTATTTTTGTTTGATAATCTTTAATTGTTACTGCTCTATTTTGAGCAGAAAAATTATACCTTACCATATTTCTAATTTCCTCAATACTAGGACTATTTTTACCACCAATAGCTGGAAATAAATTATTAACTTTTAACGAACGCTTAACACTTTGATTAATTATATCTTCTCTACCATTAACATCCATATTTAAAATACCAACACTATTTATTGTGTTTGGTCCTAGATTTGTATCAGCACCACCACCAACTCTATATTTAATAAACATAGTCGTATTCGCTTTAGGTGTTGTACCTAAAGACATATTATTTATGAAATTGTTAATCTGATTAATCAATAATGGATTTGTATCAAAATCTGAAAGGTTACTAGTATCTTGCGTTCCAGAACCAAATATAACTTTTGTAAATCCTAAATCTGTATATTCAGTAATAAATTTTTTGGATGTTTTAATCCATTTACCTGCCCTAATACTAGCGTTGTCTAATGTTGCTGAATTATCCTCAATAAAAATTTTATCTTCAGCTAGAGCATCCATTTCAAACCATTTATTATTTAAATTCAAAAATTTATCATAAGTGGGTGTCGTTTCGAAACTTGTACCATCTAGCGTTATAACAGAATCAACCGATATAATATTATCGTCTGGTAAGACTATTTCAAAAAATGGTTTAATATCAGATATTGTTATTACTCTCTTGAACACTTTTGTTAAACCATTTGTAACCATTTCCCTTTTGATAATAGTATAATTAATTAAATTACCGTTAGAATTAAAATTAGGTATAATTACTCTATTTGGAACCCCCCCCATGTTGAATGGATTTGCAAAATCAATATCTTCAATAAGTTCAAATACTTTACCAGCACCACTTACTTGTGAACCACTTCTAATTTTTGGTGCGTATGAAATATCAAATGTACTACCAAATACTGGAAGTGTTACTGAAAAATCAACGATTGTGGCTGATGCTCTTTTTCCTGGTATTTTTAAACCAAATGTTCTAGCCATAGATAATATCGATTTACGCTCTTGCGCATAATCAATTTGTGTTTCTTGAAACATTCTATCGGTATTGAATGATAACATGTCACCTACCGCAGCATTTAATTCTAGAAGCATCATACCTACTGATGCATCATTATAATCATTGAATATGTCTGGATAGTATTGTCTAACTAAATCAACAAGGTTTGTTCTTATATCTGCGTAATTTCTAGATGTATAATTTATTGACATAATTTTATAGTTTAACCACTAATGTGTCTGATGTTGAAAAAACATCATCTGTTATTGTGTAAGTAATAGATAATACAGCAGCATATTCGCTTTCTTCTGAATCATAAATATTAATATCGTTTAATTGTAATTTTGGGAAAAATCTCTTTACCACACCTCTTATTTCATCTTTAACACTCTCTAGTGTTATTTCATTATTTGGTTCAAAAATAAATCTTAATAAATCTGTACCGAAATCTGGGTTGTATAGTCTTTGACCTCTCCTAGTTAATATTAAATGTAATAAATCAGCTTTTACTGCTTGATTATTATCACTATTTAAATTTAAGAAAAATCCATCCTTACTATCTTTGAATGGATAATCGATATTTATAAATTTGCCGTTGGCCATAATTTTCTTTATTATATAAATATAGTAATAAATTATTTTTATAAGTAAATATGTTAAATAAAAAAAAGGGGTCGTTAAACCCCTTTATTGTAGTATTTTATATTTTTAAGCTGAACAGCCAAAACAATCAAATGGTGAATCTTTTGGTTTATCAACCTCTTCAATCACAGAATTACTAGCTAGTTTAGTGTTAGTTTCTAATTTAGATTTAGTTCTAGTATAATAAACACCAGTTTTTAAACCACCTTTCCAAGCGTACATTAATGCTGATGCTATTTTACCATATTTAGCGTCTGAATGATAAATATTTAAAGATTGTGATTGGTCAACGTATTTATTTCTAATTATTGCTAAATCTAACAATACTCTTTGTGGTATTTCCCAAACATCTTTATAACGAAATCTAATATCTGAAGGAATTTCGGTAATTGTTTGAATACTACCTTTATTTTTCTTAACCTTTTCAATTAATTTTGCATCCCAAAGTCCATTTTCAATTAATTCATCAACCATATATTTATTAACTACTAAGAACTCACCTTGTCCAACACGTCTAGTAAATAAATTAGATGTAACTGGTTCAAATGATTCAAATACACCTAATAGTATAGCTGAAGATGCTGTTGGCATAAACCCTAAGAATAAACTATTTAGTAAAGGAATTGGTTCTCCTTCTGGTAATGGTGACCAACCCTCAATATAAGTTTCACCTTTTGAGTATGGACTACCTTCCCATGATGGATAATTCTCACCTTTTTCAATTGCTAATCTCATTGATTCCTCAATAGCAGATTTATACATTGTTTCAGTAATATCTTTATTCCATTGTTTAGCTTCTTCTGATTCGTATGATATTTTCTTTTTAGCGAAGAAATCAGCCATACCAGCAACGCCAATAGCTAAGGCTCTTTGGTCCATTCCAGCAGTTTTACTCCAATCGTCAGACCATTTATTTTTATCAATAACTTTATTTAATGATTTAACTAAAATTTTAGTTGTTTTAGCAATTGATTCTAAGTTAGTATGTTCAGATAAATTAACTGATGCTAAAGTACATTGTGGTGTGTATTTAGGTTTTGATGCTTGAAAAATTTCTATACATAAATTAGATTGTTTAATAATACCTATGTTTTTTTGCATATTACGCTTATTAGCGTTATCTTTGAACATTACATATGGTTTACCACTCTCTACTTGAGACTTGATAATTGAATCGAATATATCTTTTGGACTAACAGCTTTGCCGATACCTAAATCAACAGCTTTATTGTATTCAGCAACAAACTCTTCACCATGTAAATCATAAAATGGTTTTAATCCATTTTTTTTAATATCATTTGGACAGAAAGTATACCATGGTTCATCAGCTTTTAATTTATCCATGAATAAATCATTTATAATTACGGACGTAAATAAATCTCTAGTTCTTAATTGTTCGTCACCAATTGGTAATGTTAAATGTAAGAAATCAAATATATCTTTATGCCAAACCGATAAGTACAAAGCACAACTACCAGAACGAGAACCTTGTTTGTAAAATCTCATCTTAGATTGGACCATATCAGCTAACCTTACAACACCACCAGCATTTCCTTTAAACGATTCTACTATACTATCCTTACTTCTAAGAGGGTCTATTAGTAATCCGATACCAGAACCTTCTTTAGATGCTGAAGATATCTTAGTAAGAGTATTTTCGATACCCTCAAATGAATCATCTTCTAAGTGTGTAAGGTTACAAGAAATCATTCCATTTCTTTCTGGAACACCAGCATTTGTATATGTTGGTGTAGCGAAATTACCTTTCTTTAATGAAAGTTCATTTAATAATTCTAAGCGGTCAGCTTCATTGTCATCATGTAAAAAATTAGAAACACGATTATACATACATGAAGGTAATTCGGTTGGTGATTTAGCACTATCTTTTAACGAATATTTAGTTAAAAAAGTTGTAGCCGCAAAAAAATCATATGTTAAATCAACTGGTTGTAATTCTTTACCAATTAATTTTGATTGTCTTGATAATAATATTCTACCACCCAATAATGAATAGTGTGAATGTTGAATAATCTTATCGGCAGATTTAAACGCAATAATCTCATCAATTTCAGTTGTTGTTATATTATCATTAATCAAGGGAATAACTTCTTGAAATAAGATATCACAATCAACATTTAAACCTTTGGCTTGGGTTTTAATCCTATTTAATATTTTATTAGGTGTAAATGCTTGCGTTGATTTGTCTCTTTTTTGTATTCTCATAATGTTTTATATTTTTAATTAAAATTCTTCATCAAACATACCATCAATTGATGTAGGTATCTCGACTCTCGTGTATTCACCCTCTCTTTTCTCAAAGAAATTGTTTTTACTAGATAATCCAATTCTAGACATATATTCTAATGGATTGTTAACTTTAAATTCAGTAGGGCAACCGAAATCATTTAATACGATATCAGTAACGTACTGTACATATTTAATCATATCAGCTTTAGTTAAACCTTGTAAGCCATCTGGCATACTTTCATTAACAAATAATTCCTCTACTTTACAACAACTTAAAATTATTTCTCTTAATTCATCAACTGAAAGTTTATACTCATCTTTTAAATAATTTTTATATAAGTTAAGTGCAAATTCATAATGGAATGTTTCATCTCTTAAAATCAATTCATTCATTGCCCCAAGACCAGGCATTTTATTACGACTTCTATACCAAAATACGCCAGAAAATACACTAGCGAATGATATACCTTCAACACATGCAAATGCAACTAATCTATGACCAAATGATGGATGATTAATCCAATCTTCAGCCCAAGATGCTTTGTTTGAAACGGCTATATTGGTCTCCATTGCGTTGAATAACTCTTCTCTCTCAGTTAAATTTGTTATATAAGTTTCGATAAGTAATGAATAACCATTGGCGTGAACTTGTTCAGAAAATGTTTGATGACCATAGAAGTATTGTGCTTCTAAAATTTCAACTTCATTTAAGAAGTTTGTACATAGATTGTCTATAACTAATCCATCAGATATAGCAAAAAATGCTAAGATGTTTTTAAGATATACTTTTTCTTCATCTTTCAAATCATCAAAACGGTCCTTGCTTAAATCTGGTTCTTCAGCTACCCATGTTTGAGCTTCTGCTTGTTTATACATTTGCCATAAGTCGTTGTGAATTACTGGAAATATTGAATACCTTTTTTTAAGTGTTTTATCCTTTAAATACATAATTTTATTTGTTTTTTTTTTATTTGTTATCTGTCAGTTGGTACAACCAACCCATTTAAAATATCTTTTCTTTTATCAATGCCCGAAAGTATATCGTTTACCCTTAATTGGTCGTTGACACCCTTTTGCACTTTATGTTGTGAGTGAGTTTTACCACCAACACTTTTACCCATATCTATTTGTATAGTACCATTATCGAATGTTATATCTTCGAATATAATACCAGACTTACCAAAACGTGATTTAAGAATAGCAATTGTTGCTGTTCCAGCTTCTTTTTGGTCTAAAGTCTTAGCTACAGATAAAACAAAGTGAGCTATTTGTGCTTTTTTAATCGAACCACCCATTTGGTCTGCCTCAACTACATCAGCTTTAATTGAGCTTCTATTACCTTGAATTGCTGTCCATCCAGCCATATCTAGTTCAGATAACATAGCTTCAAACTCTCTCATAACACTACCCTCACCAGCATTTACATCGTCAAATTTTTTTGATGGACTAACACAATCAATATAGTCTAATAATATTAAATCTGGTCTAAAACCTTCAGCTATTTTTTTTCTAATGTATTGTTTAATTATTGGAATTGTTGTACCATCACTAGAGAATTTTTTAAGTTTTAATCGACCCTTACTGTTTTCTTTCATATCTTTAGTCATAGTTTCTAACTCTTCTTTGTGTAGAGATAAACTATTCAAATCATATCCAGACCAACATGACAAATGTTTTCGTTGAATCACCTTAGGGTTATCCTCGAAAAATATTTGTAACACATTATTACCATCATTCATAGCAGTGTTAGCGAATTTGGTCATCATTGTTGTATTATGCGTAACTATATAATCATCAGTAACATATAAGTGTTCTGGACTATCAACCATGATACACTGAGCTTCTTCTTTACCATAATATTCTATAGAAGAAATAAATTTATTTGATGAGTATTTATCACTTAACGTTAACTTATCTAATTTTCGTTCCAACCTAGATAACTTAAAATTAATTGATTCTGGGAAACTAAAATAAACTCTATAAGCTTTTTTACACTTTATTTTAGTACCATCTATTTTTTTATATGAACCAATTTTACTTGATACATTACAAGTACCACCTAATGACATAACCAATTCTTTAATTTGTTTACTCATTTGTTCAGATACTGTTACTATTTCAATTATATGTTTATCGATATACCCATCTGAATCAATTAAACCTTGTAAAAGACTTACCCTATCATCAATTGAAGAGAACAAATATTCATTAGGTATAAATTTAGTTTCTGAACCACAACCGTATAGGTTTAAACTCTCCAAACTTGGTTTAATACCTAATAGTGAAACCTTTTTTAATGAACGAGTAACTAAAACTAATTCACCATCTTCCTCGATTTCAAAATCTCTAACTTGTTCTGATATTAATAAATTATCATATATTTTAGAAATATCGGTTATAATTGATTCATCTTTAGTTACAAAATGTGGTTGATTAAAATTTGTAATGCACCCACCACCTAGAATAATACCTAATAAATATGGGTTAATAATTAATTCGTTTTTATTAAACTCAACTGGTGATACCGTTGGTACTTTATAGTTTAATCTTCTATTACCCCATACTTTAACATTACCAATCATATCAATTGTTTTCATTGTTTTATATGCACCATCAGACTCTAAATAAATAGTTTTACCATTTTTTTTAGTTTTTCTATTTCTTTGGTTAAGGGTATTTACAGACCATAAATGTTCTTCATCACATAACGTTTCAGTATTGTCATTAAATTTTACTTTATATATAGGTCTAATACCTTGTGGGAAAACTCCAACAACTTTAATTTTTTTACCATCACGACCAATTACTTCGTCACCAACACTAATATCACCCATAGTAACCCAACCATTTGGTGTTAGAATCTTAGATTTTAATGGTTGTGCTTTACCAACACCAAATGGTGCTAATATAGCTGCTAATTCACCCTTAGATAAACCACCATCCATTACATCATCTAAACCTTCTATACCAGTTCTGATTGGTTTTCTGAAGTCTTCCTCTAAAACAGATGCTATATCATCAAATATATCTAAACCATCATCTCTGTTGTCACCATGTTCTAAAGCTTTCCTAAGTATAGTTTCACATTGTTCATAATCTTCTAAATTACCTTTTTCTATAATTTTGGTAATCTCAGCTACTGACCTCTTCATTTCTTGTTGTTTACAGAAAGTCATCGCAATATTCTGAACCTTTTCGGTATCATTTAAATCAGCTTCTTTTATCTTACGAAGTTGTGCTATAGTGTATTTTTGTTGTATATCATCCTTAGCATCTTCCAATAATCTAAATTCGATGCTGCCCATATCTGGAACAACATCGTCTTTATCTTTGGCTTCTTTTATCGTAGCAGCAACAACTCTTAAGTAAGGGTCTTCAAAGTAGTTAGGGTTTAGGATGTCCAATATATTATTTGCAAATCTTTTGTCTGTTAATATTTGTGCAATTAATCGTAATTGGTAGTCATATCCTAAGAAACCTAAACTATTTTTATCTATTTTTGCCATTTATTTTTTTTATATTTTTATATTTTTAAAAACCTTGTTATAATAAATATGTCGATTATTTCAATTATCCATTAACAAGTGAATAATTTTTTTTACCCATAAAATATCTAATCTCAGACGTTATAGATGGTATGATTTCCCTAACATCCACAGCGTATCTAACTTTAGGTGGGAAAAAATTACCAGAAAATTGGCTTTTACCAACAGAAACTTTATCCACCTTAATTTCGAATTGAAAGTTGTCTTCTTTATCAAAAATGTCTTTAGAAACCTCATCTTTTTGGATGTAATAAGGGTTGTAATTACTCCAGAGATATTCTCTAGATTTTTTTTGTAAATATTCTGGAATTATACCTAATGAACCATATTTCCCGTTATTCATTCCACATATATTATCCATTAATTCTTTCATTTCATAAGACTTTATAGAATCTTCGTTGTAATCACGAATTTTAAAAAATCTCTGACAAATAATATGGTCATTGATGTACAAAATAAATTCAAATCTCTCATCTTCGAATTTTCTTACTGGTGTTCTTTCTTTTTCACTCATTTTTACTTTTTTTTTGTTGTTTTTAAAAAATTAACTTCTCTCTACTAATTAGGCTTTTAAATGGAACCAAATAGTCCTCCATCCTAAATTCACCAATTGATTTGTCTATCTCATCTATCTTCAAATACTCATAAACTTTCTTAATTTCTCTACCCGATGAGTCTAGGGTGTTTTCCATTAAGTGTCTTAATGCATCAATACCATTTTTAGTCATTTTTGGTTCTTCAAGGCTAACTATACTTTCATTTATTTCGTATATTTTATTTCCTTGCACACCATCCGTAACCGAATTAATAATGTTATTAAATACAGTCAAAGGTTTCTTTTTATTACTTATTCTTTCATCTTGTTTTTCTTTAATAATTAATATAACTTCATCTAAAGACATTGCTCTTTCATTTAATTCTGGAACATGATTCAATAAAGTGGTTAAACCTAACCCTTTAATACCTTTTATTGAATCTGCAGAATCTCCTATCATAATTTTTACCAATGCTGTATTTTCTAACTTATAGCGAAAGTACGAAGAAAAATTCGATATGTCAACATATTTCTTTAAATGTAGATAATAAATTCTAATATCTGTATCAATAACTTGTGCGATATCTGTATCATTTGTACATACAGTTATCTTTTCATTTGATTTTTTGTATTTACAGTAGTAGGCGATAAAGTCATCACTTTCAATAACTTCATCTCTTAATTGTCTAACATATAATTCATTAAGATAATTCCAAATTTTCTTTAGTTGTCTTAATTCATTTTCTTCTGGAGTTGAACCATTTATATAATCTTTACCTCTATCACTCTTGTAAGGCTCATATAATTCATATCTTAATTTACCGCTAAATTTACCATCCCAAAAAACATATACCCTATGGTATAAATCTTCAGTTAATAATTTTCGTATGACTGTAAAAAATTGATATATTCCACCAATATGTTCACCTTTGGAATTATACATATCTTTGGCACCAAAATACCCCGTTTTAAAGAGGGCATTTCCGTCTACCAATAATGTATGTTGTTTTTTTTCTTGAATTTCCCCATTTTTGGGTGGTCTTTTATTCACTTCTTCATTTTTAATATTTAATACTATTCGTTGGTATCATCACCTTCGAACCCACCTTCTTCTTCAGCGAACTGAATATCCGTATCGTAACCAACGTTTAACGCTTCGTGAATGAACTTTCTATGTTCAGTCTTGTATTTGTCTAACTCATCTGGATTAACATACCCATGAGGCGTAGATGCGATAACACCATTTCTCTCAATACCAGTTACGTGATTTTTTTCACATCGTATTTTAGCTTCAGTACCATATTGAAATTCTTGACTCAATGCAGTTGCTTTTAATTTCTTAGTACCATGTGTTAATATACCACCAACGTGAACTATAAGTCTAGAGTTAAAGAACATAAATTCACCACCTTTGTGTTTAATAACAACACCATTCATAGAATCTAACCAAATTTTCTGAACACAAATCATTGTATTAATATATGGACTTTCCTCACTTCTACTAGATGGAATTTTAAAGTTAACAATTGCTTGAAAAGCACCCATCGCACCAGCATTCCACATATTATTAGAAGAATTAGAAACAGCTGATTTATAACAGTTTAAAGTACCAATTGAATCCCATAGAAAAACCATGTTTTTATTAATAATACCTTCTTCTTGTTTTTGAATCATTTCGGAAATAAATAATGAAACATCCTCAATAACTGGTTCCAGACGTGTTGGTTTAGCCATCATTTTACTATCTTGGTGATTGTAGTTCTTATACCTATCATATAAATCTTTGCTTCTAATAAGGATAAAACCATCTGGTTTTTCAGTTATCTCACCAGTTTCTGAGTTAATAACTTCTTTGAATTTAACACCAATTTGTTTTGCGTGTTCTGAATTCCAATTACCTTCAGTTTCTATAACAACTGCCATGTCACCAATTTTTTGTGCACCAGCAATGCCTTCGTAAAAAGCTGTTGATTTACCAGTATTTGAATAACCTCTAACAAGGCTTACAAATCCTCTTGGAAAACCTGGTAATTTTAAGGCATCATGCCAAGCTTTTGATAATGGGACCCATGTTAATGGTTTATCTTTTGGTTCTGAGCTGATGTTCTCAGCTTCTAAAAACGCATCTAAATCAAATTCTTGTTTCTCAATAGATTTCTTTTCTGGTTTTTTAGCCATTTAAATTAAATTTATTTTCTCGTTATTTTAGAACAAAAAAGCAGCTCTTTCAAACTGCTTTTTGTTAATTACATCTAAACTAATTAGAATGGTAAATCATCTTCATCTATTTTAGAATCTGTTGATTTTAAACCTTCTGTAGTTGTGGCAACTTGAATGTTAGCTTTTAAGTTATCGATACCCATAGTGATTTCATCTTCCTCTGGCGAAACTTCTTTCTCAGCATCCCTATCAACAAAACAATTTTCATTTTTATCCCAAATTGGAAAACCACCTTTTACTACGATTTTTAAATAATCATAATTCCTGATAGAATAAACATCTTCCCAAGTTCTAGTATCATTTAACCATTCTGCTTTTTTAACAGAGTCATCAGTTAATAATCCAGAATCTTGTGAAACAATTGAATAAACAACTGGAATACTATTTTGGTTTCTTTGAATATTGATAGCTAAGTCACGTCCAGTTTCGGAATCTGTAATATTCCTATTAGTTTTAAGTGCTGTTAACACTCCATGAATCTTATCAAAAATTCCTTCTTTACGATAATCATGGTTGAATCTCCAAAATTTAACCCCTTCTTCCTCAGCATTTCTGTCGATTACTTTAACAACATACATTTTACGTGCATTGTATTTCTTCGCTAGTTCTTTGTCGGAAGCCTCACCAGTAGCTAATAAAGCCTCACGAGCCTCACAGAATGGACATGCTTCATTTTTCATATGTTTTAAACATGGGAAAGTTTTCCATTGACCATCTACTTGGATTTTGTGACCATGTAATTCCACAAATGGAGAACCATCTGGTGATGGTAAGATTCTGATTTCTTTTGTTGCTGATTTTATTTCCTTCTCGATATAGGTATTGAAATAGTTAGCTAAATCATATACTTTATCACTCTTCTTTTCGAACATAGGAGCATTGTTTTTCTCATACTGTTCTAACATCGCTTCTAAGCCTGTTTTTTCTTTACTCATTTTACTTATTTATTTATTTATTTATTTATTTATTTACTTTCATACATATTAATAAATTAATTAACATACTCAAACATAAGATATTATTCACAAAAGTCAAGTAAAAATTAAAGTTATTTTAACTTTTTTTTAACACGTGATTTATACAAATATACTATCTTAATAACCATAATGCAACAAAAATAAAAAAAAAATAAAATAAATAAAAAAGGGCCCGAAAGGACCCTTTTAATGTTTTTTTTGTATATATTAGAATTCTTCTTCTTCGTATTCGTTATTGTTATCAAAGCTGTTTTTAATATCACCTTCTGAGTAAGATTGATTAACATCGTCTTGAGTTAAAGAATACTCTTCCTCTTTTTGTTCACCATCCATAACATCGTAAGCACCTTTTTTATCAGCCCAAAAATCACTTAGTTTTTGTGAATAAGGAAACGATGATAATGAACGCATCTCTAATTTTTCAACTGGAGTTGGGTTTCTATCTATAATTTCTTTCGCTAAACTATCTATTTTATTTGTTATATTATCCATATTTGCAATCTTAGATTCCAAATCTGTTAATTTTTGTAATAAGATTTCGGTATTTTTTGTAGCTTTATCAGCAGCTTGTTTAGCTTCCTCTGAACCTTGAACTAATTCAGTAACATCTAATTCTACAGCATTATCAACTGGTTCATCCATTTTTGGTTCATCCATTTTTGGTTCATCCATTTTTGGTTCATCCATTTTTGGTTCATCAATGCCTAATTCGTTAGCAACACCATCTAAATCATCATCACCTTGTGGTTGTAGTGATACATCATTATTATCTGTTGGGTCTTCATCAACTTCAGATATTGCATATTTACCACCTAATAATAAATTTTCATCTTCACCAATGCCAAATGTATATTCATTAATAGTCTTGAATCTATTCAATTCTTCTTTCAGTAATTCTGAATTAAATTTAGTTTTTTTTCTCATTAGAATAATAATTGTCTACCATCTTCTGTTATTATTTTTTTATTGATTCGTTCAACAAGGCTTTTATCACCTTTTAATACGCAAGTACCAGAACTACAATCTAAGTCAGTGTTTTGTTCTTGGTTACCTAAATATCCATCTAATGCACTATTTAAATCTTTGGTAATTTTTTCGTTCTCCATAATTTTATTATTTTAATAACGTTATATAGTTATAAATATAATAAAATATTAAAAAACCTTAATTATGTTGAAAATCTTTAATTCTGAGGAATTAATTATTATCATTTTATTCTGATATTCATCCCATTCTATTTTTATTGACTTATTATCAATATTACCAATTGATTCTGGATGTAGAATTTCAATCATTTTATTTAACGCATTTATAGTGTAAATACAGCTACCTCTTTTATGTATTGGCATAGCATTAGGGAATAAATCTTTTAAATTTAAAGATTTATCTTCTGGTATACTTAGTTTAAATGTCATTATAACTTTAGATTCATCTTCTAAGTTTTTATAACAAAAAACATTGTCTTTTGTTATTTTAAATTTTGTCTCTAAGTAGTTTAAAAACCATTCAACTCTCTCTGGGAATATGAATGAAGCTAGAAGTATCTTTTTGTTCATTATTAATAGAAAATAAATAAGGTATAAATCGAACTCTATCATTTAGTTCTTCAATATTGTTTTTATATTCTATAAGTATCCTTTCATCATCCAAAAATACAGTGCTTACTAATTTAATTTTATTTTTTATTTTATCAACATCTAATTTAAGGAACTTTAAAAGTTTTAAATCAAACCCGAAAATAAGATTATCACCATAAATATAAATCATATTATTATACATCAAACTATATTTATTTTTAATATTTATAATTTTTCTTAATAATTTAATCATTACAGCACCCCTGTAATATATTGGGTCAACAAATATATAAACTATTTGATTAAATAAATCATCATATACTTTTTGTTTAAACCAATATAAATCTTCCTCAAATTTATCACGTTTTTCTGTTCGTTTAAAAGTCCAATAAATATTAGTTTCAATCTCTCTATCTAAGATATTAAAATCTGGATAATTTTTATTAACGTAGTCAAAACCAACGATTAATGTTGGTAATCCTTGAATTATTTCGTCCATATTTTTTACCAAATTAAATTCATTGGAGATTTTAATATCAATACTTGAAACTATGTTACCTATTTTCATATAACAAAAGTACTAATAATATTTTAATTTACCCAATATAAATCATCATCTGGGTTATTAAATCTCTCAAAGTAATCCAGAGCATACGATGACCTTTTATTTTGATAACTAGTATAGTAAGTTTGATACCCTTGATTACATAAATGACAAATCTCAACAAGATTAGCAAATTCGAATGCCGCAGAATTGGCCCATTTTTTTGTTAGTTTTTTTTCTGGCAGGTTTTTCCATGTCTTATAGTTGTTCATATTGACTAAGAATTTCATTTGAGATTCAACTGAATTACCTACTGCAGCCAAATCGTAGGATGCTCCGTTCCACTGAATAAGACCTACTGAACGATAACCGTTTCTATCTTTTTTATTCTCGGCTAATGGGTTAAACGTACTCTCTTGATGAATATTACCCATAACACCAGCAACTTGTTCTTTATTTAGATTGTCAGCTTTTAATAAATTCATAACTTTAACTTGTACGGCTTTGGCATCTCCTTTTAATTTGGTGCTTTTAGCTTCAGTACCATCGCCAGTATCTTTAACTACTTTGTAAGTGCAATCAGTATCACTATATACCGCAGGTTCGCCTTTCATGGTTTTAGGGTTGGTAACTGAATCATCTTGTTTTTTGTCTGTATTGATAGTGTACCCATATACAGTTGGATTTTGTTTTATTAAACAAATAGCGGATGTCCCGTGATACTCAAAATGCCAATGTTCATCTAAACTTTGCCCATCTCTAAGTATTGCAGGTAATACAAAACCATATCTATATGAATTATCATACATCCATTTTATCGCTGGATTTGTGGCAAGTTTAAATGATTCGGCTACATCTTCCTTATTACGAATCGTGACACTATATTTTTTTGGGGTTTCTGTACCTTTTGTTAAAAATTGTATATCAAAAGCTATACCCCATCCGTGAGCAGATGAACCTGGTGTTGCCGCTTTTTTTGGAGTTCCTGCAGCAATCATTTCAGCTTTAAGAGCAAATTGTTTGTCAAAATCCCTATATACAGATGTTATATAAGTATAATAACCGTTAGTGTCACCTTGAAAACCCTCAGTCTTCAACCAAGCGACAAATTCTGTTAACATTTTAGTTAAAGGTTCTACAGCATTTTCTAACATAAAGCCCTCCTTAGGATTATTTAATTTAATATTCCAAACCCCATCAATTTTAGGTATAGACTTTGTTTTTATATTGCCTGATACGATATTACCATTGCTACCACCGTTTTCATATATTGTCATCATGATAGGGGCTAATTTGCCAATCGTTGCTCTAATCTTGCCGATTCCAGCATTACTTGTATCCATTGTTTCTAACAAATCCATGTAGATGTCTGTAGAGGTGATTAAAGGTGTTTCTGGATACCTAATTCTAGTACCTTTAAATGATGTTGACATATAGTTGGGTTTAATTGAGTGAGAAACACTTTTAATTAAATAAGCACCATGAAACATAGGTATATTGTCCAATTGAAAAAACATCATTGGTTGAATCATAGCATTACCCATCATTTCAATGTCAGCAGTATAACTTCTAACGGCATATGTATTATAAATATTTTGACCAATTATACCTCTATTATTTTCTGCACCTAATTGAGAAATTTCATCTTGAATTTGTAATGATTCATCTGTTTCTGAAAATTCACTTTGGTCTAGTTTAACATCCTTAAAAATATTTTGATTTTGTTGGCCATATCTAACAACAAACGTACTTATTGGGTCTTCATAACCTTTAACTTCTTGTGATGTAAAATCAAGTGGTGCTTCTGTACTAACACCTTTGCCATCACATCTTAAGTCAAATCCGTCATTTGGATAATTTGCCCTAGTAAAATCTAAGTGTTTAGAGCCTTGTCCAATATATACCGCAACAAACGATGGTCCACATGAACCATCTCTAATAGCATCGGCATAAGTACTATATGGTGTAAACATTGACTTTAAATTTTCTTCATCATTAAAGTTAATGAAGTTAGGTAAAGCATTAAACTCAAAATTATTTGCAGCTAGTAAACTTGATATTGAATTATATAAACTCATATTAGCATCATTTGTTAAATAGTTGTTAATTGGTACTGGATTTATGTATAGTTCTGTACCAATGTCTCTAAATGCTCTATTTACAAATCTAAAACTATCTATTAATCTAGTCTTAGTATTTTTATGTTGTTCAGCTAATTTACTATCAACGTTATTTCTACCACCACATTGAAATATAGTCTTATCTATACTTTCAGAACCACCTAACCATTTATCGTAAATAGTTTTACAATGTCTATATAATTGTAATTTTATAACATCTTTATTTGTTGTCCCAAATATTTCTTGATTATCTTGTTTCTCTTTTTTGTTTGGTGATAAAGCATCAGCGTCAACTTTTAATTTATCTATAATTTTAGTTAGATAGTCTTCAAGTATATTAGGTTCCACGCTTA